TGCAGCAGGAAGATTTGATGCAGCCAATAAGAGATGTGTTAAAGGCAACGGAGAGTTCTAGAAATTTAGGCCAGATATTCATGCAGCAGGAAGATGTGATACAGCCAATAAGAGATGCGTTAAAGGTAACAGAGAGTTCTAGAAATTTAGGTCAAATATTCATGCAGCCAGTTGAGGTAATAGAGAGTACTTTATCAAGTTCTTTTAATCAAATGGACGTCGTATCATCTAAGCAATATTACGAAGAATTATCAAGTATAATCAGGGAAACTGATCTAACTGAAACATTGATTGAAGAGGATGATGTAATTAATGTTATTTCAGATAGCCAATTCAAAAATGTATGTTACAGGCTAACACTTGGAATTTTAATTATTGCTTTGTCGAGTGCACTTACAGATGAAGAAATAAAAGGGATATGGGATTCGTTGGTTTATATAATTGCGCTAGCGAGTGGAATAAAAACATTGATGCCAACTCCTGTTCAAAAAGTAGAACATCATCACCATCATTATCATCACTATGATGAATGATGATTTTCGATAATTAATCAGTTATTAAAGATTAAATATTCGTGAACTATTCGCGGACAATTTGCGAACTATTTACGGACACGTTTTGATATTTAACATGATATATTTGTATTGTGAGAAGTGGCGGAAAACACAACTCATAAAATTCCTTTGTACAATATTTTTTCTAAACAGCTTCATTATGACGGCACATAAAATCCGAAACAAGCAGATGGTACTGATTGAATGATACCGTTATTAAGAAGAGCTTTTGCTCTTCTTCCAGTTACTTAATAATGTTGAAGCGGATGAATGTAACAACATTAGGTGATTGGAAAAAGAATAAAACTTCACGTACCACAATTGAAATATAAATGAACAATTGAGAAAAAAGCATCCATTCGGGTGCTTTTTATTTTTGGAGGGATGAAGGATGGAACTAAAAAATTATGATTTATTATATTTAGAGAGTGTGTTAAGGGATTTAAAAGAAGATAAAAAACAAGAGTTATGGATTGTTGGTAATAATTTAACGCAAGCTGAAGAAGCTTGGAAAAGAATAAAGGCTCATTTTGGAACAACTCATGTAATGCCTCGTTTCATATCTAATAGTTCATTCTCTCTTGATGGACTTAATCCAATGAATGCACGAATAGTTCTGTTAGATAGATGGTGGCAAAATAAGAATGCTGTAAATCTCTTGAAAAACTTTATCCCATTAGTAAGACAATGTCGTCAAATTAATATCACATAAAATTTGAATTTATTAAGGAGTGTTGAAAAATGGAAAAACAAAATATTGTTTCAGCTCAAATCGATATTGATACAACAGAGGCAAAAGCAAATATTGAAGAACTTACATTAGCTATCAACGAATGTGTAAGTGCATTCGAGAAGTTAGAAAAGGTTATGAACAAGTATACAGGAGTGGCTGAAACTGTTGAATTATATTTGGATGGTGAAGCCATAGCTCGAACGATAGTCCAAGACAATGACTGAAAATAAAAGAAAACAACAACGAAAGTTCTACGATAAATACAAGCGGGATAAAGAAGCGAAGAAGTTCTATGACAGTACAGCTTGGCGAAGGTGTAGAGAGTTGGCATTAATACGAGACAACTATCGGTGCCAAGAGTGTATGAAGCACGATCCATTGATACCAGTACCTGCTGATATGGTCCATCATATCAAAGAAAGAAGTGAATATCCTGAACTTGCATTAACATTAGATAACTTAATTAGTTTATGTAATGCATGTCACAACAAAGAACATCCTGAAAAGGGTGGAGGGAAAAAGAAAAATAAAAGAAAGATTCAGTTCGTAAAAGTAAAAGCGAATAAAGAATTCATATAGCCCCCTCCATTTATTGTTCAGAGCAGTTTCCGCCCAGACCGGATGCCACCTTCGTGCGTAGCGCAAGTGGTTTTTCTAAAGGGGGGTAAACCCTAAAAACAGAGGACTTTTATTTTTGAGACAACACTTTTTATCCATAAAATGTAAGTGAGGTGATATCGTGGATAAAGGATTGAATGAGAGAAAACCACCTACCCATTTAAAAAAGGTAGGAAAAGATACTTGGATTCGTATTTGGTCTGTTTTAGAAGGTGAAGGGAAGGCTGATATCAATGATCCTATTGTAGTTGAAACGATTGCTTTCAGTTATCAAATGTTTAGAGAGATGGCAGCTAATGTAAAAAAAGAAGGGCTGACAATGGAGCATACAAATAAAGCTAATGCTACAAATTTGACTAAGCACCCTTTGATATCAGAGATACCTAAGTATTTACAGCAGATACGTCAATATTTAGGGGAGCTAGGGTTGACTGGGGCAAGCCGTAAAAAGCTTCAGGAAGAGCTAACTGGAGACTCTGATGATGATTTCGACGACTTCTAAGCCATCTGAAATATCCAAGTGGTATAAAAATTGGCGAAATGAACAGATAAAGCATTTTTATATTTTGGTAGATCCCTCTCCTGAACTAAGAACAACTTGGTATGCAGAACAAGTTGTGAAGGGAAACATAAAAGCTAGTAAGAAAAATATCTTGTCTTGTCAACGTCATCTAAATGATTTGAAGAGACAGGGTACCGAGGAGTTTCCTTGGATATTCGATGAAGAAAAAGCTCATCGACCTATAAGATATATTGAAAAGTTCTGTCGTCCGTCAAAAGGCGACTATAAAAGGCTAGTTCTACAACCGTGGCAGCACTTTGTTATAGGCTCTTTGTATGGATGGATTCATAAAGATACAGGTTATAGGCGCTTTCGTGAGGGTCTTATTTTTATTGGTCGTAAAAACGGAAAAACAACAATGATTTCTGGTTTGTCTAATTATGCTGTAGCTAAAGATAATGAGCCGGGTGCTCGTGTTTATGTTTTGGCAAATACAAAACAACAAGCTGGAGAATTATTTGATGAAAGTCGTGCAATGGTTCAAAAATCACCCTTTCTTCGGAAACATTTACGCGAAAATCAGAAAGGGATTTTTCATGATAAAACTCATTCTAAAATTGAACCTCGTGCATCAGATAGTAAGAAATTAGACGGATTAAATACACACCTTGGTATTTTTGATGAAATACATGAATTTAAAAACTTTAAGCTAATTAATGTTATTAAAAAATCACGTGGCGCACGTAAACAGCCAATGATTGTTTACATCACTACAGCAGGATATCAGCTTGAAGGACCGCTTGTTCAATACTATGAAATTGCAACTGATGTTTTGGAAGGAGTTATCGACCAAGATAGAAAGTTTTATTTCATGGCTGAAATGGATAGCGTGGATGAAATTGAGAATCCTGAACTATGGATTAAAGCAAATCCTAATATGGGAGTTTCGCTAGATCTTCCATCGCTTATTGATGATTGGAATACAGACAAGCATACGGATGCTGAAAAGAATGACTGGATTACAAAACAATTTAACCTCTTTGTTGATAATGATGAAATGTCCTTTGTTGGTATTGAGATATTAAAAAGGAATGAAAAAGTTATTGATATAGAGGGATTAGCTGGTAAAGAATGTGTTGCAGGTTATGATTTGTCTGCAACAGAGGATTTTACAAGTGCTTGTTTAGAGTTTCCTTTAGATGACGGAAAGGTTTTTGTGTTATCTCATAGTTGGGTTCCGCAGGCTAAAGTTGATCGGGATAACGAGAATATTAGCTTTAAAGAGTTTAAAGACAAAGGTTGGCTCACTATTATACCCGGTGAGTATGTGAAACATGAGTATGTTTATGATTGGTTTGTTAAGCAATCTGAACAATATTTCATAAAGAAAATCACTTATGATCCAGCTAATGCTTACCGTTTAAATGAAGATTTGAAAGCCTATGGTTTTAAAACCGAAACAGTTCGACAAGGACATTTAACTTTAAGTCCAGCATTAAAAGATGTAAAAGAGTTGTTATTGGACGGAAAAATAATCAGCAATAAAAACCGTCTTTTCCGTTGGTATATGAATAATGTAAAGCTTGTGGAAGACAGAAACGGGAACTTTTTACCATCTAAGCAGAGTAAATATCGAAAGATTGATGGCTTTGCAGCATTTCTAAATGCTCATACAGAAGTAATCCCGATGTTAACTCAATTACAAGGTGATGGAAATATTGAATTTATATCAGTTAATGATCTTTTTAAATAGAAAGGCGGTGAGAAATTGAATTTGATTAATCGTGTTAAAGGAGCGATTAAAGGAGCATCATTAGGATGGAAAGGGGCTGGATATAACTTCACTTCATGGTTTGGAAGGAAGTTTTGGGGTATTGATAATGCAAAGCTAGCTACAAATGAGACGATTTTTAGTGTGATTAGCAGATTATCTAATACGGTCGCATCTTTGCCGTTAAAGCTTTATAAGGATTATGACACTGTTGTTAATCAAGTGTCTGATGTTGTAATGAATGAACCTAATCCAAACATGACCGGATTTGAATGGATAAATAAAATTGAAGTTTCAAGAAATGAAACTGGAAATGGATATGCAGCTATCATTCGTGATATTCGGTTTCAAGTGGAATCATTAATCCCTATTGAATCCGCTTATGTAACACCTTTTTTGAATAAGGATGATAATAATTTGTGGTATGAGGTACGTGGGATTGAAGGTACGTATTACATCCACAATATGAACATGTTTCATGTCAAACACATCACAGGTATTTCAAGATGGAAAGGTATTTGTCCAATTGATGTTTTGCGAAATACTCTTGAATATGATAAGGCAGTACAAGAATTTAGTTTGTCAGAAATGCAGAAGAAAGATAGTTTTATTTTGGATTATGCGACGCAGGTAGATAGTGATAAGAGGCAAAAAATCATTGATGATTTTAAACGATTTTATCAAGAAAATGGTGGCATTTTATTTAGAGAACCCGGTGTAAATATTGAAGAAATGGAGCGGAAATATTTCGCTTCAGACACGTTAGCATCAGAACGAATTACACGTTCACGAGTTGCTAACGTTTTTAATGTTCCGGTTACATTTTTAAATGACACTGAAGGACAAAGTTATAGCAGTAATGAACAGTTGATGATTCAGTTTGTTCAAATGACTCTAACTCCTATTGTTCGTCAGTATGAGCAAGAAATGAACCGTAAATTGCTAAATAAAAAAGAACGGCAAGAGGGACATTACTTTAAATTCAACCTTGGAGGGCTGTTAAGAGGTGATACAGCTTCAAGAACAGCTTATTATCAAGCAGCAATTAGGAGTGGATGGTTATCACAAGATGATGTGCGCCAAAAAGAAGACGAACCACCTGTTGGTGGTAATGCTTCAAAACTGTGGGTAAGTGGTGATCTATATCCAATTGAAATGGAGCCGACTCAACGAAAGGGGGTGAAAAACGGTGGCAAAGAACAAACAGAATAAGTTTTTCCAAATGAAAGCATCCGCCAATGGTAAAATGGCTGATGTTTTTATTTATGGAGAAATTACAAAGTATGCATGGGAAGAGTATGGCGAGGTATCGTCTATTACTTTTAAAAATGAACTCGATGAATTAGGTGACGGCATTGAAACGATTAACCTTTACATCAATAGTCCAGGTGGATCTGTGTTTGAAACAATGGCTATTATCGCAATGTTACAGCGACATCCAGCAAAGGTTATTTCCTATATTGATGGCATAGGTGCTTCTTGCGCATCAGTATTACCTATGATTTCAGACAAAATCATTATGTATGCTAATTCAATGTTCATGGTACACAATGCGTGGACATATGCATCAGGAAACGCTGACCAGCTACGTAAAGCAGCGGATGACATTGAACGTATTAACCAATCGATGGTGCAACACTATTTAACTCGTGCTGGTGATAAGTTAAATGAAGATATATTAAAACAATTACTAGATGCAGAGACATGGTTATCGGCTGATGAAGCAATGGAGTATGGACTTTGTGATGAAATTATCTCAGCAAATAATGCCGCAGCATGTCTAGATGAAAAGTGGATGAAGGAATACAAAAATGTTCCACAACAATTAGTAAATACACAAGCAAACATATCACCAAACGAAATGTTAGAACGACAAAAAATTGCCGAAGAAGCGAAAGCTAACGCGGACTATATAAACACAATTTTAGGGGGAATTCATTAATGAAAAATAAATTTCGAGTATCTATTGGTAACTTTCAATACTTCTCAAAAAATACATTGTTTGAACTAAAACAAAATTTATCTACTATTGGTCAACAGCTACAAAAAGTAGAGAGTGAGCTTTCTCAGAAGGCGATTGATCCATCCGCAAGCATGGAGAGTCTTCAAGTGTTACAACAATCCAAGAAAGACCTTCAAATGCGTTTCAATGTAATTAAAGAACAACATGACACGATGGAAGCTGAACAAAAAGCACAATTTCAAACTCAAACTGGTTTGCAATCTATTGAAGATCCAAAACAAAAGGTAGTTGCAGCGAAAGCAGAATTGGTTCGAGCTACAATTCGTGGAGGTACCTTATCACAAGAAGCACGAGCAGCTCTTGGTGATAAAAATTCAACAGGTGGCGAAAAAATTCTTCCAACTACAATGACAAATGAATTATTGCATGAACCATTTGTTAAAAACCCATTAAGAGATGTGTCTACATTTACAAGTGTGACTAACCTTGAAATTCCTAAGGTTACTTTTACATTAGATGATGATGATTTTATTGCTGATACAGCCACAGCAAAGGAATTGAAAGCAGAAGGTGATGTTGTAACCTTCGGACGTAATAAATTTAAGGTGTTTGTACCTATTTCAGAGACTGTTTTAGCAGCAACTGATACAAACTTAGTACAAACTGTAGATCAAGCGTTAGAAAGTGGTTTAGCAGCAAAAGAGAAGAAAGTAGCATTTGCTACAACGCCTAAAGCTGGAGAAGAATCTATGTCATTCTATAAAGCTGGCATTAAGTCAGTTAAAGGTGCAACTTTATATAAAGCTATTAAGTCAGCAGTTGCAGATTTACATGAAGATTTTCGTGAAAATGCGACTATTGAAATGCGTTACACAGATTATCTGGAAATAATTGAAACACTTGCTAATGGTAGTGCTACCTTATATAATGCGCAACCAGAACAGGTTTTAGGGAAGCCAGTTAAGTTCTGTGATTCAGCAGTGAATCCAGTTGTTGGTGATTTCCGATATTCTCACTTCAACTACGATCCAAATATGATTTATGATCGTGACAAAGATGTAAAAACAGGTATTGAACTTTTTGTTTTAACAGCTTGGTTTGACCATAAAATTAAACTGAAATCAGCATTCCGTATCGCTGAAGTGCAGACTACACCCTAATCCTCCCCAAGGACCAACAGGGTTAAAAGTTGATTCTACAACAGTAACAACGACCAACTTTAGTTGGTCTCCTGTTGTGTATGATGGGGGCATTAAAGAGTATCAAATACTTCGCAATGGAAAACAATTAGGGACATCAGTAACAGCGACCTATAAAGACACAGGTCTAACTGGTGATACAACATATTCTTATCAAGTGAAAGCAGTTGGAAATAACGGATTAAATTCTCCGTTAAGCGTTGAATTATCAGCGAAAACCAATGCTTCAGGATCATAGGTGATTATATGTTAGAGCTATTAAAAAGAAAAATGAAAATCGATGGAGATGAAGAGGATACAGATATTCAACTTCTAATCGATGGAGCAAAAGAATCCTTATTACAATCTGGTGTTCCTGAAAGTGAAAAGGCACTATATAAAATCGCAGTAATAACGCATGTTTTATTAAACTATGAGAATCAAGATAAATCATTAAATGTCCCGGCATTAAAGCATTCATTAGAAACCACCATATTACAATTAAGGGACTATAATTACGGTGATAATCATGAATCCAAGTAAATTAAATAAACGAATAGCAATTCAGCAAGAAATCACAAATAAAAAAGATGATGAAGGGAATCCAGTTCCGTCAGAATGGAAAGATGTTCTCACTGTTTGGGCAAGAGCAAAAACACCATTCGGAAAGGGATTCAATTATGAAATATTCACTGGAAACACCGAGAATGCGGTTCGCACAGTGAATTTTTTTATGCGATTTCGTAGAGGGATTGATACGAAAATGCGCGTCTTATATGACGGGCGTTTATTTGAAATTAGAGCTGTTATAGATGTTGATGAACAGCATAAAGAAATCTGTTTAGTGTGCGAGGAGAGATCCATATGGCAGAAGTAACGACCTTTGGGATCCAGGAAGCTATTCAGTGTTTCGAAGCATTGGGAAGAAACGTAAAAACAGTTGAAAATACGGCGTTAAAAAAGGGCGCTGAAGTAGTGAAAGATGCATTAGAGGTAGAAAGTCCAGCTAGTGCATCTCCTAAACCACCTTCACCTAAAGAATCTTGGCGAACAGGGAAGCATGCAAAAGATGAAGTACTTGTTGGTAAAGTGAAGAATCGAAATGGAGTCAAATCTATTAGTGTGGGATGGGAAAAAGATGATAATTCTCCACACTTTTATATGAAATTCCAAAACTGGGGAACCAGTAAAATGCCACATCCACCGCATAAAGGATTCATAGAAAAGACCGTAACCCATACAGAAATAAAGGCAGTTCATGAAATGAGAAATGTCTTTGCAGCGGCGTTGCAAATCGTATGAGATTTTTAGAAAAAGATGTGTTACGTGCTCTTACGACTCCTTTTATTGTGGAAAAGCTAGGTGGAGAATACATTTATAACATGATTCGTGGAGATGACAACGGCAAAACATGGATCACTTATTCTGAATTAGATAATGGTGCTGGAAGATACGCTGAAGGAGCGGAATCTACCAGCACTATTTTATTTCAGGTTGATATTTGGTCTTTCATGCCAGTTAAGGGTGATTTAAAAGAAGCGGTAAATAGTTCTATGAAAAATATAGGTTTTAAACGTATTACAACAGTAAATTTATACGAATCAGATACGAAAATACATCACTATGGTATGAGATTTCGTACTGACATTAAACTTTAGGAGGAAAATAAATGGCTATTCCAATCGATTTTAGGGATTTACATTATGCAATTTTAACAGAAACACCTGATGGTAAGGCTACCTATGCCACGCCTAAACGAGTTGGTTACACGGTAAGTGGGAAAGCATCACCTAAATCCGAATCTGTTACGTTTTACGCAGAAGGTGGTCCACGAGCGACAGCTTCAGCATTTGGTGGAGTAGAACTTGAATTTGAAGTAGATTCATTGCCATTAGAAGTGTATGCAGAGGTATTAGGTAAGAAGGTTGTTAAAGGACAAGTGGTCGATAACGTAAATGATATCGCTCCATATGTAGCAATTTTATATCGCTTGCCAAAGGACAACGGAAAAAACAAATTCTATTGCTACTATAAAACAAAATTTGAAATTCCAGAGGACGAGCATAAAACAGCAGAAGACAAACCGAACTTCCAATCATCCAAAGTGAAATGTAAAGCAATTCAACGTGAAGATGGGAATTGGAGACATATTTTGGATGAAGAATCAACAGGTGCGGACGCTTCTGTAGCTTCAAATTGGTTCAAAACAGTACCAAGTCCACCAGTAGTGGCAGGACCTTAAGTTTAAGAAATCTGACAATGAGAAGGCGCAGCGAAATGCTGTGCCTTTTATTTATGAGAGGAGATTCAATTATGCAAGAAACACAAAAAACAGAAACTTTTAAATTGGTTTTGAATTTATCTACTGGTAAAAAAACTTTTTTTCTACCTAATTTCATTTCTGCTACTGATGCGTTTGCAGCGGCAGAGTGGACAGAAAAGTTAAATGCTGAAACTGTTCAATTTGATTTATTAAAAGAAGCTGCTCAATTTGTTGTTCAATTGTTTGGTAATCGTTTCACAGTAGAAGATTTCCTTAATGGTATACATGCTTGGTTTTTAACTTCAACTATTTACTCTATTTGTTTAGCAATTATAGGGCGTATTGCTGAAGCTGTTGCTATTATCAATGCCATTGACTCAAAGACAAATTCATCAAAAAAAAAGAAGCAGAGAAACAGAAGGAACCATTCAAACCAACAGAAATGATGCTGGGTATTTATAGCATGCTTCAAGATGTTGGTATATCTCAAGCAGATATAAATCAAATGGATTTAGTCCTCTTTTTTAAAACATTAGGCTACAAACAACAGCAAGAAGATAAAAAAGTTGTTCGAACAGCTGATCAAGCACCAGCTTGGTTATAAAGGTAGGTGAGATAAATGGCTGGAGATATGGAAATTGGTGCCCGAGTCACACTTGACACCCAAAGGTTTGAAAATGGTGTTGCAGGAATTAATCGCGGTTTACGCTTAATAGACTCAGAGTTTAATTTAACGAGTGAACGTGCTAGGCTACTTGGGAATTCTGTAGAGCAGTTACAAAATAAATTAACGTATTTAAATGAAAAGTTCACTCTACAAGGACAAAAAGTAGAGCATTACCGTCAAAAAATTGAACAAGCAAGACAAAAGCAAGAACAATTACAAGCATCCAATTTAACATTGGCAGCATCAATGGAACGTCTTGAAACACAGTATAACCAAGCAGTGCAAAACTTTGGACGTAATTCACAAGAAGCAAAACAATTGAAGCAAGAATTAAAGCAGCTTCAAGCTGAATATACATCAAATGGTCAGGCGTTACAGCGATTAAATACGCAAATCGATAATAATACGATTGCTATGAATCGTGCTGAAACAGCTCAAGAGCGTATTCAAAATGAGATAAGAGAAACAAACCGCGAATTAGCGGAACAACAGAATCGCCTTCATCGCACTGGAGAACGGATGCGTGATACAGGGAACAAAATGCAGGATGTTGGCGGTCAGGTCGGAACAACCTTTGCAGCAATGACTGGTGTTATCGGAGCTGGACTTGCGGTGGCTGTGAAAGAATCGATGAACTTTGAGCAGAAGATGGCGGATATTCAAGCAGTTTCTGGTGCAACTGGCGATGAAATGAAAAAGATTAGTGAACTTGCTGTAGAAATGGGAGAAAAAACAAAATATTCTTCTGTACAAGCAGGACAAGGGATTGAAGAGTTAATTAAAGCTGGGGTAAGTCTAACTGACATTATTAATGGTGGGTTAGAAGGCGCCCTTAACCTAGCAACAGCTGGGGAATTAGAATTGGGAGATGCAGCAGAAATTGCTTCGACAGCTCTAAATGCGTTCAAGGATGATAATTTATCAGTAGCTCAAGCAGCTGATCTATTGGCTGGTGCAGCAAATGCTTCCGCAACGAATGTTAGTGAATTGAAATTTGGTTTATCGATGGTTTCAGCGGTGGCAGCGGGGGTAGGACTAAGTTTTAAAGATACTACAACAGCCTTAGCTTTATTTGCACAGAACGGTTTAAAAGGTTCTGATGCAGGTACTTCACTGAAAACAATGCTTGCAAACTTAATTCCTAAATCTAACGAAGCATATGAAATGTTTAGCGAGTTGGGATTAATAACAATTGATACTGGAAAGGCAATGCAGTTTCTTGGAGAAAAAGGTATTAAGCCAACTTCAACGTCATTTCAAGATGTAACTGGATCTTTATCTGAATACGCAGCTAAACAAGCTGGTGTAAAAGTTGGTTCTGAAAAAGCTGAGAAAGCATTTCAGAAGTTAACCTTCTCAACTGGTATCATGACAAACGCCTTTTTTGATTCAAATGGAAACTTAAAAAACATGTCCGATATTGCTGAAGTTCTCCAAATGGCAATGCAAGGGTTAACGGCTGAACAAAGACAATCTTACATGTATACGTTATTTGGATCTGATGCTATTCGTGCCGCTAACATCCTTTATAAAGAGGGTGCAAATGGTGTGGAAAATATGTATACGGAAATGTCAAAGGTAACAGCATTAGAAGTTGCTGAGACGAAGATGAACACGACTAAAGGTAAAATGGAGCAACTAAGTGGTGCTGTAGATACACTGAAAAAATCATTCGGTGATGCTTTGTTGCCAATATTAGTTGATGTGGTAGAAGGTGTTCAAGGTGTAGTAGATTGGTTTAATAATTTAGATGAATCCACACAAAGTACGATTGCTAAAAGTGCATTATTAGCTTTTGGGATAGCTGGTGTAACTACAGCGTTAGGCTTTCTTGCTATGGGTGTAGGTGCTTTATTGGCAAATCCAATTGCTTTAGCGATTACAGGAGCAGTCCTTGCTGTAGGAGCGCTTGGTATAGCAATAGTGGACCTAAATGAAAAATCAAATCAAGCTCAAACAAATATGTCTAAATTTGGTCAGAATGTAAGTGAAGCAACAAGTAAAGCAGCTAGCGCTTATGTAGATTTAAAAGATAAAGCTATTAATAATATGATGGATTTGAAACTTAAAACAGGAGAAGAAGCAAATAAAGCAGCTGATGAAACAATTAAAGCTTTCCAACGTATGACGAATGAAGTCATTAAAGAATTAGAAGGAAAGAAAAGCGAGTTTAATAAGATGTTTAGTCAGTTGATGGGAACAGTTCCTGAAAGTGCAAAACAAACTTTGGAACAAGTTAAAAATAATGTGATTGAATCCATCAATAAAGAAATCGAAGTTGCTACACAGGCTGAAAAGGTTTTGGAAGAAGGTATTAAAAGGTATCAAGGCGATACTATGAAAATGCCAAAAGATTTTGCTCAAAAATTTGAACAAGCATTACAGGTTGCAGACAAGAATGTTCAACAATTCTATACAAAAGCGAAAGAAATAACGTCAATTTCAAAAGAAATCGAATCTGGTGGGATGCTCTCTTTAAATGCTGGTAAAAAGCGTTTCGAAAGCATCATAAAAGTATATGAAGATGGCGTTAAATCTTTAGAAAAACAAACTAAAGGATGGCGTGAAAATGTAGAGAAGGCTTTTAAACTGGGTGAAATTAAACCAGAGGAAAGAAAAGCTACATTAGATGCTATTGCACTTTACGAATCAAAACATGTGAATGATCTACAAGGAATCAGGAACGATGGATTTAAAGTGTTACAGCAACATATGAAGGACGAAGATGCAGAAGTCTTAGCATCACAGGCTAAGCGAATTGAAGCAGAAGATAAAGGATGGGGCGAACGTATTAAAGCGGCCTGGGGTTATCGAGAGAAATCTACAGATTTAGAGAATCGATTCAGAAGTGATCAAGAAAAAGCGGAAAAAGATTATCAGGATAAATTACTTAAATATGAGTTGCAATATGGTAAATCTAAGATTGAAAGTATTGGAATGTATCTTTCCGAACTTCAAAAAGGAACTGAGTCATCTAGGTTGTTAGCTGAATCAATGGCAAAGGAAATTGACGGTAAAATGAAAATTGATTTAGGACCAGCAGGACAATTCACGATAGATACATTCTTACAAAAACTTCAAAAAGGTGAATTAGATTCTTCAGCTGTAGCAACCGCAAATGCCAATAAATTAAAAGATGTATATAAAGTAGACCTTTCACAAAGTGGCATTGAGTCTATGCAAAAGTGGATTGAAGGCATCAAAACTAAGGATACTGGAGAAGTAAGAGAATTCTTAAGTAAAAATATGCAAGGTAATACCACGATTGATCTTGGCATCTATGGGAAAATGACAATGGATTCGTGGATAACAGGACTTCAGAATGGAACATTGTCATTTGATACAGTATTCCAATTCTTCCAACAAAACGTTAAAAATGGAATGAAAGTTGATGCCACTCAAGAAGGTCAAAATAACATACAAACTTTAATTAATGGAATGCAAATTGGAGCATTACCATTACAACAAGTCGCACAGACTATGGGATTAGATATTAAAAGTAATGTTCAAGTTGATCTTGGAGAAGCAGGGAAATTCAATGTGCAAACGCTGGTACAAGGTATGCAAAATGGTTCCATTAACGCTGAACTAGCAGCAAAGGCAATCGCATTGCTAGTTGAAAATGGAGCGAAATTAGATTTAACACAAGTTGGATTTGATATAAGTCAAACACAAGCTAATGGGATATCTACTAACACGGCTCCTGAAACCGTGGCGACAGGGAAGAAACAAGCAGTTGAAGGGATTTTAGGTAGTACGACGGATGGTGGTGGCGGTAATAAAAGTGGTAGCGAACTAGGACAAGGCATAATTAGCCAAGATAGCTATATCAGAGGAAGTGCTTTGCAAGTAGTCGCTAGTGCTCATGGTGCCTTTAACACGATTAATGGAAACCCGGCAGGTAATCAAGGGGGCCAAGGTTTTGCAGGTGGTATCGTCAATCAAAATGGTTATATCCGAGGGAGTGCTCTTGAAGCTGTAGCATCAGCTCATGCTGGCTTTAATAACGTTAATGGTACGCCACACGGTCAAAAAGGTGGTAATGAGTTCGCTCAAGGTATGGAGAATACCCAGGGACGAGTAAGATCAAGTGGTTCTAATGTAGCAGAGAGTGGAAATTCTGGATTAAAAAGCGTTAGTTCTGTTAGCCCTGGTGAAGCATTTTCAAGTGGATTTGCTAGTGGTATTTCTAATGGAAAATGGAATGTGCAAAGTGTAGCGTCTAGTTTAGCTAGAGGTGCATTTGAAGCGTTAAAAGCAACACTTAATGTGAATTCGCCCTCGCGATTGACACGTGATCAAGGGGGGAAACCTTTTAGTGAAGGTTTTGCGCTGGGGATTCAAAAAACATCTTATATGGCAGAAAATGAAAGTCGCACTCTTGGTACAAATGCTTATAAGTCTCTTGTAAATACGCTAAAATCCAATAATTTAGCATTTGCAGGTGTTCAAATGGCACAAGGACTTGCAACCGGGATTAAGAGTCAATATTCTGTAGTACGAGATGCCTTGCAGGGTTCTGTTACAGAGGCAATTGATGGTATTCGTTCTATTAAACCAGAAGAAATATTTAGTTTTAAAGGTGATGATCCGTTAACCAAATATTTAAATGCAATCTTTGTGGATGGAGATTGGCAAAACGATTGGATTACTCATATTCCTGAGAGTATGCGCGATATGATTAGAGAAATAGGACGTCAAATGGAACGTTTTGAAGGGCTTTCAATTCATGATGTTGGTAATCTTTCTAGGTGGAGAGAAGTGTTATCTGATAATCCTAATGTTATACAGTATCGACCAGACAATGATAATCCAGATAAGGGACAATATATGCCATATAGTAACAAAGACCTTGCACAACAAAGACCATTACAAATTGTAATAGATAGAATGGTTCTTGCAGAATTATTAATATCTCCATTGGAGCTATTGCAAGGACAGAAATTCGAGACGGACTTATACAATGCAGGGGTGAGACGATGACAAATCAAACTCTTACAATTATTCAGGAAGATGGTTCTAAGTTTGTTATTTCATCCAATGACAAACTTACTGTTTTAAACTTTCTTCCTAACTCCCCTTTCTATAACACTGGATACGAAAAGTTAGATGGGAGACATGGAGAAATTGATTTAGGTGGAAGTTTTAATTCAAGGGACGATATTAAATCTTTATTTCTCGCAGAACCACATGGGATAGATGATTTTTATAAAGTTCGAAATTTTATGTTCCGTCTTTTCGCTTCGCAATCTCCATTTTATATTGTTACAAATAGAGAGCCTGAGAAGCGTTGGAAAGTACGAGTGGCAAATAAGTATGAAGTAGAACCACAGGCGAACGGAAGCTACAGTCTTATAGAAATCCAGTATAAATCAGCGAATGCTTTTGCTGAATCCTTACAATCGACGATAGAAAAGATGCAAACAGAGTATACAAGAACAACAGCTACATTCTCTATTGATAATAAAGGTGATGTAGAAATTGATCCAAGACAGATGCCTTTACGAATTACCTTTAAAGGGGCTTCTGAGAATCTTAAGATTAGAAACAAAACAACGAAAGAAGAATGGATTTATACTGGCACAACAACGGATAAAGATACAATTTTGATAGATCAAGTGAGAAGTACGAAAAACAGCTTGTCTATTGTTCGAGACACAAATAAAAAAGTAATATCTTTAAGGGAAGGAATAAATGAATTTGAAATTACAGGTGCTAAAGGCGCTTTTTCTATTTCATTTGATTTTCGTTTCCAATACTTATAGAAAGGAGGTGTGATGTTGGAATTAGTTACAGTAACTGATATAGCAGGAAATACAGAGATACTAACAGGGTTTCTAACTATCACTAGAGTTCGTAGGGTGAATGGGGAAAAAGGAATCAGTTTTATACTATATCCTACAGAAGAAAATACACATTCTTTTCCATTGGTACAAGAAGAAAGCAAAATTGAATTTGATGGTGAAGTTTATGTCGTAAAGCATTTAACGGAGAGAACTATAGAAAGTAAGTTTTACAAAAGAGTTGAATGCATTCATGAATTTTACGTAAATATGCTGAATAAACAACAGTACAAAGTTCACAATGGCAGCATTACTTTTCGTGAAGCAGTTGATTTTGTATTTGAGGGAACAGGATATCAAACAGCAATTATTGATCGATTTTATGCGGAAGACTTTCAAGAGTTTGGTAAAGAAAATCGATTGGCGTTACTAAAAAAGATGTTAGAACGCTATAAGGCAGAAATATCGATTCGTGGAAATCTCGCTAGCTTTAAAGAAAAAATAGGGGAAGATACTGATTTTCAGTTTAGGTACAATTTCAATATCAAAACATTTGAAAGAGAAATTGATACAAAGCCCCTTGCGACTTATATTCGTGGATATGGTAAAGGCGGGTTAGAGAGAGAATACACCAGTCGGAATGTACATAAATTTGGGCTAATTGAAGCGGATTCCATAGACGATGAACGTTTTACAACTATAGATGGATTAGATAAGGCATTAAAAGAAAACCTACAGGACACGCCAGTTGTTAGTATGACAATTGACTTTATAGATTTGAGAAAAGCCGGATACCCTTACAATGTGCCGAATGAAGGGGATCGGGTTCTTTTAATTTATGAGCCAATGGATATTGATATTGAAACCAGAATTATGGAGATTGAGGAAGTATTTAATGCGAAGTTAGAGCCGATTGCATGTAGGGTTACACTAGCTAACTCTAAAAAATCTTTTGGTGGGACACTTTTTCAAACCGTACAGAAGGCAATGAGTGACATTGTAAATGAAGATGGGAAAATTAAATACAAAGCCTTAGATGAAGGAGTTAAACGTGCAAGTGAAGCGATTAAGAATGCTCAAACAGAATTAACATTTGAGAATGGCATACTTGGCGTTGATCCTAAAAATCCAAATAACCTTGTTGCATTCAATAGTGCTGGGATCGGTATTAGTCGCGATGGTGGAAAAACATTTAAAGAAGCTCTTACTTATGAAGGGCTTGTTGCTTCATCAGGTGTTGTTGGTCAATTTGAAGCAAATAATGTCCGAATCGGGCCGGGTACATTTTTTGAAGAAGGTTATGATCCTCTTAAAGTTTCTAATAGGCTAGATACTTTGATTGATAACTTATCAGAAGATAACGTAATTACAGTGATTGAAAAACAATTTCTAAGTGCAGAGTGGGTAAAAATTCAAAACGAGTATAGTTCCACAATGCAGATCGCGGAAGGGTACTGGAAACCGGACGAAAAGATTTTCGCAAGAGATATGTATACACAAAGGTATGAAGAACTGAAGAACTTTTTAACCGTTGAACATGACGAAAATAATAAGGCAGCCATTTTATCACCGAGTAATATGATAAAAGATTCGGTTATCAATGGCGACAGATATAAAAGTTGTTTAACGAATTACTTTGAATCTAGGAATAAGATGAATGAGTTAATCTTGTTTCGTACAAAAGAGATTGCTGATACGGCTCAAAAAAATGTAGATGAAGTAACAAATCATATTGTATATAAGGTTGAGATTCGAAGTACAAACGGAACTACATTTAAGAATGGTCAAATTAGTACAGAACTTGAAGCACGTGTGTATCACGGAGCAACAGACGTTACGAATACAACTGATTTTATGTATAAATGGACAAGGAAATCCGCTGATTCGCTTGGTGATAACACATGGAATAAGGCGCATGAAAATGCTGGTAAGAAGGTCACTATTACAAATTTAGATGTAAATATACGAGCTACATTTGCATGTGAAATAAATAAATTATAGTTGGAAGGAAGATGAAGAATGGCAGTTATAGCAAGTGGTCAAATTACTTTAATAGATTTGAACGATGCAAAAAGTTTAACGGGGTACATTGGATCAAATCAGGCGAAAGTACAAATTTTTAACCCAAATGGAAATACGTATACGCCTAACTGGACAACAAATAATATGATATTAACGCCTTCTTTATTTGTATCGGGTACAGCAACCGATATTATCGGACAAGCAAAGAGCATTACATGGTATGAGCAAGGTAATAACACTCCAATCGCAAATGATACAAATTATTCAATCGGTACTGGAGTTGGAAAACCGCTCACAATTAAGGCTAATATTTTAGCATCTAAAAATCAGCAAGTATATCTTTGTGAAGTGGTATGGACGGATCCATCAACAGGACTCGATATCACATCTAAACTGGATATTGAATTGGTGAAGGTGACGAACGGAACGAACGGAAGCAATGGAACAAACGGTACTAATGGTGCAAATGGTCAAAACGCTATTGCTGCATACGTATGGGCACCAAATGGGAACATTTTTAGAAATAGTGCAGGTAGTCTTATCGCTGAATGTGATGTCTTTAATGGTTCCACGCAGCAAACAACAGGCGTTACGTATCAATGGTATAAACAAGATGCTTCCGTTTCTACAGATCAAGGCGGAGGTGTCGGATGGTTAAAACTTACTTCCACAGCAACAGGCGGAGGGACAAGTGGACATACAACTGATAAATTAACAATTCCAGCCGGAGCTGTTGCAGGGATGGCCTCTTTTAAATGTATTGCTACTTATAGTTCTAAAACGTATGTAGATGTTGTTACGTTTGCAGACCAAACAGATCCATTACAAGTTACACCAATAGCGCTAACAGGAAATGTCTTTAAAAACGGACAAGGTACGGTACAAGTGATTGCGAAAGTGTACCAAGCCGGAGCCGAGGTAGATGCAGCCGGAACAAAATATCAATACAGATGGTACTTATATAATGCGGGTGGAACGATGGTTCCAAATTGGGGCGGAACAACAAATTATAAAACAGGAAAAACACTTACGGTGCAAGCTTCAGAAGTCACGGGTAAAGGCACTGTAATTTGTGAGATTGAGTAGGTGATGGTGTGCCAAAAGCAACAGGGTTTTTAACGTTAATTGATTTAAACGATGCATTAATTAGTGGTTCAGCTCCTAGTAATCCCACTACAGGAACACTATGGATAGATTCTTCTGTTAAACCTAACGTTATGAAAATGTGGGATGGGAAGAGTTGGGTAGTTCAATCCCTAGACTTAGCATCTTTAGATAAGGATGCAAATGACAAAATTGAAAATGCAACTACTACTCTTTCAAATCTTGCTGACGATTCGAAAATTGATATTGCAGAAAGAAATTACGTGAAAGATAAATTAGCAAATATAATTGGATCTGTTTTACCGGATACAGCAAACACCTTGCCAGCCGCAACCGCTTTGGACAGTGGAGGTAAAGGTGAGTTTTACTCTGTCCGCAAACAGGCAACCAATATTGGAATACCAACTTCAGATACAAACTATGTAGCCGTAGCAACTCAATACACAAATTTGAAAACGTATCTAGAAGCTCTTACACCGATTGATGCATGGGACACATCCATTGGTAATAAAGACAAGGTAATCACGATCAATCCCACCGTATGGCGTGATACATGGCTCAAATACTATCAATCTGTGGACGCTTTAAGCGAATTGATTCAAGCAAAAGCAAAAGAAAACGTGGATAATCAAAAGCCCGGCGGAAGAAATATGCTTAAAAATACAGCCGATTTCATTGCAAATAGAATGTGGGCTGATAATGGTTCAGGACCCGCCTATCCAGATACTTCCGTTCTTTATAACGGTAAAAGAACAATAAAGGTTCTAATGCCTAATGGTGTGAAGTACCTTGACGGGAATATTCTTTTAAAGCGGGATATGTACTACACGTATTCAGTGATGGTATATGGATCAGCAGCAGGATCTGGGGGAAATATATCACCTTTACATTTTTGGGCACACACATCAAAAGATACAGCCGGACAGCAAGTGGAGATTATTAAATATGATCAGTCTTTTCCGTCTAAACAATGGAAACGTATTTATGTCGCATTTTTAACACCAAAAGACAAAGATTTATTCTTCACTCCTTTTATATTTGGAGGATTAGGAACAGGTGGGACCTTAAATGTAATAGAGTTTATGCTTCAAGAGGGAAACATGGTAGGAGATTGGACTGAAAACCCTGATGAGGTACAAGCTAGAATTGATAAAATTCAAGGAGATTTACGTTTAACGAGTCCACTTCCAACTACAATATCGCTGGATTCAAGTGGTATAACAGCTAATACCGGAAAGGCTGATTCCTTTGCCAGAATGGATTATCGAGGGGTGTACTGTAAAAAAGGTGCGATACAAATAGAACGTTCAGACGGATACAACTTAATCATAGATGGCACAGCGAATTTTGATATGGGTGTTAGTTCTCACGAACCTCCATTTATGTCACCGGGTGTGAATTTCAATGCCTATTGGTACGCAACACGAAATACGATATGGAGTAATTGTAATTATTTCACGTTTAAACATACAGGGAGGTACCTTGTTTTTGCGCTGAGTCTTGCGATTGATTCGGGTTCCGCAGCGCAAGTGAAAATCAGAGATATTTACGGGACAGATTTATGGTATACCATGCATAGTAAAACAATCGCAGACGATTATTATGTAAATGCAACCATTGATTTAGGTGTACCAACAGGGCAAATGAGATACGTTTATTTAATGCTAGCATCGAATAGTGCGAACCATACAGCATACGCAAGGGTATTGAGCAAATGGCTAGAGAGGTGATACCAATGGAATTGAAAGAAAAGTATGAGCTTCATGAACGGTATAAAACATGTATTTATGCTGATTCAGATGATGCAGGGAATATAACGCGGTTAGAATGTGGTCAACATATTATACCAAGTAATGATTATATGCATTTCTTCCGAGTTGATCGCTATGTAACTGACACTATACAAAACTATAAGGTTGTCTGGAATGGAAGGGTTGCAGAGTTACAGGCAATTGATTTAGAAATAGAAAAATCAGTAAAAGCAATATATTTCGCCCCTACAAAAGAAGAATTAGAACGAGAAAAGGCAGAGATGGAAGCGAAAATTAAAATGCTTGAAGAACAAATAGCAGCACAACAAGTCGCACCAATCGAAAAAGAATAAACCAAAGAGGGACAGTCAAATATGTCGCTTTTTTATTTTGTATAAAATACGGCTTTTAGAATGAACTAAGATAATGAGTATAATATGATATAATAATATCCTATGATTATAGGAGGTTATTATATATGACAATTATTTCAGCAACATTTGTACCAGAAGGAATAGCCATGGCAGCTGATAGTAGATGGACTAGAACAGTAACGCAAGAAAGTGGGAGGGTAGATAGGTATCCTTTGACTGATAATGCTCAAAAACTGTTAACAATAAGAAATTCTACCGTAGGAATATCTTTCAGTGGTGATGCTTTTATAGATAGAAAAACGGTATCAGACTTTATTAGAATTTTTGATATTAATCAAGTAGTCGCTGATGATACAGTAGGAGCAATAGCGAATAAGTTACATCTTACATTACAGGAGTATAGCGATACTTTTGCTACATTTTTTATCTGCGGTTATGATAATGATGAACCTTTTGTATATGAGGTGTCTGGTAGTGTTTGTACGAGAATAAATTTCGAAGAAAGTACTGGGGAATTACAGTCTGGAACAACTTGGGGTGGTGATTTCGAAAAAGTTAGTCCATTCCTAATGACAATTGGACCGGATTATTGGAAGATGCCATTGAAGGATGCTATCGATTATGCCGAATTTGTTGTAGAGTTAACAATAAAACAACAAAGGTTTAGTGAGGGACTTTCAACATGTGGTGGTCCAATAGATTTATTAGTAATAACTAAGGATTACACAAAATTTTTAAAGCATAAAATATTGAAGCCGTAAACAATTTAAAAATACTTTCAAAGGGAGACGAAACTGTCTCTCTTTTTATTTTGGAATGAGGTGGTCAAAGTGGAGGGGTTACAAGAAGTAAAAAGTGATGTTCAAGAAATCAAACAAGATATCAAGGACATTCGTTTGGAAATTAAAAGCTTAGAAATGCGAACAACTGGTAATGAAAAAGACATTATTAATATCAACAAACAGTTAGATAAAATTAGCGCGAATACTACTTGGATTTTACGTCTTATTGTTGGTGGAATTATTGGGGCAGCACTCACTTTCTTTTTGAAAGGAGGTGGTATGTAATGGTTAGTTTAGCTGTAATGATTGGAATTGTAGTTGGTCTGTCGCAGATCGTAAAAACAATTGGATTACAAACAAAATATGTTCCGTTATTGAACTTAACGCTTGGCATTGTGCTAGGCGTTTTATTTTTGTCCGGAGATATCAAAACAAATGTATTTCAAGGAATCATCATTGGACTGTCAGCAAGTGGACTATTTGACCACACAAAAATTATGAAAAAGGATGTTGATGAAAAATGAAAAAGACATTAAAAAATATTTCTTCTGTAGCATTTGCTGTTATCTTATCTTTATCTGTTGCAACAAGTGCTTTTGCTGATAGAACGCTTATTATTCCTGATTTACCTAAACAACCATACCGTTATGGCGTAGGTGCATATGAGGGTGTTGTAGCTCATTCTACAGCAACTCCAGAAGCTCCAGCTATTAACATTCAAAAATATGAGTCTCGTACATGGAGAAACGCATTTGTTCACTATGCAGTAGATTGGAATGAAACAATCCAAATTGCGGATACAAAGTACATTGCATATGGCGGCGGTCCTGCTGCGAATAAACGCTTTGTACATGTAGAGCTATGCGAAACAGCGGACTATGTAAAATTCAAGCGTTCTTATGAAAAGTATGTAAAACTTTTAGCGAAAATCTTGAAAGATAACAAGATATCTGTAGAAAAAGGATTGTGGACACATAGCGATGTAACTCATCATCTTGGCGGCACAGATCATGAAGATCCAATTGATTATTTAAAGTCTCATGGCGTTTCAGAATCTCAATTTAGAGCAGACGTACAAAGAGCATACAATAATTCTAGTGTGGATGTTTCTGTACCTGACGAGTCATCTAAACCAGTAGAAGTTCCAACAGCTGTAACAGATGGCATCGCTTATATTGAAGGCTACAACGTTAATTTACGTAAAGGACCAGGTACAAGCTACTCTAAGATTCGTCAACTAAACAAACCAGAATCTTATATTGTGTGGGCGGAAAAGGATGGTTGGCTAAATCTCGGTGGAGATCAGTGGATTAAGAACGATCCATCTTATGTGAAGTTTAATAAGAAAAGCACAGTAGATTCTTCTATCGTAGGGAAACGCGTTGTATCTAAAGTTAACAACCTACGTTTCTATGATGCTCCATCTTGGCAGGATAAAGATGTTGCTGGCTCTGTAGATACAGGATTAGGATTTACGATTGATGCGAAAGTGAATGTAAATGGTTCGCCACAATACAAAGTTCATAATAGCAAGGGGGAACTATACTATATAACAGCAAACGAAGCCTGTGTATATGTGAAGTGAAAAAAGGGTCTGCTCAACTATGAGTAGGCCCTTTTTTTTTTAGTCATGTTGGATTAAAACGTCCCGCTATTACTTTCTGTTAGATACTTGATATCTATATAACCAAGATCCTGGATGTATTGGTATAACGTTTTTAATAAATCTTCGTCTTTGCATAAAATACTAATATCAAAACCATCCACTATACTTAATACAAATTCACAATCCGTGTTAATAAAGTCTACTGCTGTTTTTATGCATGTTGGACTGTTCTTTTTCATATCAGGAAAGGCATTCATCGTTAAGAAAACTAGAAAATAATTCTTATTTCGTAATGTTTCTTCTAATCTATGTCCAGCAATGAAACGTTCAGTCTTAAATAGCATTTCGTTTGTAAAATTACCACATTTATCTTTTAGGTATATTTCTGCAGAATTTATTTGCCACATATAATTTTGAAAAGCAAAAGGCTCGAGTAAACTCAATATAGATAGGTTGAAGTTCTCATCGTCTGGGGCATGGAAATGTATTCCTATATTCATATTATAATAATCTCCTTTTAAAATTTATTTTGTATATTCTTAATATAAATACATTTAAATTTATGTATATTTAAATGTATTTATATTATATAATAGCATTCGCTTGAGAAAAATAGAAGTGGAGGATTTATTTTGAAATTAATGACGAAATTGGTATTATTCATCTTTTTATTTGCAACATTTTCATTTGAAATACCTAATAATATTTTAGCACAAGAGAATGTTCAAAAGAATGTTCAAGAGAATGTTCAAGAAAATGTTCAAGAAAACGTTCAAGAGAATGTTCAAGGAAACGTTCAAGGGAATGTTCAAGAAAATGTTCAAGAAAACGTTCAAGAGAATGTTCAAGAAAACGTTCAAGGGAATGTTCAAGAGAATGTTCAAGAAAACGTTCAAAAGAATGTTCAAGAAAATGTTCAAGAAAACGTTCAAGAGAATGTTCAAGAGAATGTTCAAGGCAATGGCAAAGTTATTCAATTAACTGAGGACCAAATTGAAAAATTTAAAGAAGAACTAGCAAAACGTTCAGAAAACAGTAGTACAGGTGATTCAACTCAACACTCTAGAACCAAAAGATCAGCAGTAGCTGGAGCTGGAGCTTTAGCTGCATTTGTAGGAGAAACTTTTTGGATTCCTGGTGTAGGACAAGTAGTTATTGTCTCGGCAGCTGCCATTACGGTAGCAGGAGTAACATGGTACGCAGGGTCCTGGATTTATGCTACAGTTGCTGAGTATTTAACTTCTAGTACAGCGGAAAAATATGAAAAAGCAAAAAAAGCAGGTGAAAAAACTGCTAATCATAAAGATGTACATGATCAACCCTCCCTTGATGGACGCGGTGGTGAACCATACTCATCACAAGATTTATATGATAAAACACATGGTCTTAAACAAAGAAGATATTATGATAAAGATGGAAGAGCTGATGAGGATATAGATTATAGTCATGACAATGGTGATAACTCACATACATTTCCTCATAGACATGATTGGGATTGGAATCGAAAGGTACCACGATCGAAACATTCATTTACAACCGATTTTTATGGATGGGTTTTTGAAGAAGGAGATTGGTATTATTTTAATTCATCTGCAAAAATGACAACAGGTTGGCAACAAGTAAACGGTACATGGTACTACCTTAACGGCAATGGTCAAATGCAAAAGGGCTGGCAACAAATTAATGGTAGCTGGTATTATCTAAATAGTAGTGGAGGAATGTTAAAGAATAATTTTTTTGATTTGCCTGATGGTAAAGTTTATTATTTCAATAATGAAGGTGTTATGCTAACTGGATGGTTTCAACACTCGGGAGGGTGGTATTATGCCAATAGTAGTGGACAAATATTAAAAGAGTGGCAATATATTAATGGTAATTGGTATTATTTAAATCCATTTACTTTTCGAATGCACGCTAATGGATGGGATAATCTTCCCAAAAATAATATAGCAAACTATTACTATTTTGAAAGTGATGGTAGAATGCGTACACAACCGATTACTCAATTTGGAAGAACGTATTACTTTGATAGTAACGGTAGATGTACTAATATGGATTAACGTGAAGAATTTAAAGAGAATCGCATATATTATAGATAATTTCGTGAGATAATATACGCAATGCTGATTTTTTAGAAGAAAACAAAAAATCTATATACAATTATATTGCGTGATTATAATTCGTTATATGTTATTAAAAAAGAGTATTCCTGGTTGGATGGGAGGAATACTCTTTTTCTGTATTACATACAGTATCGGCATTTTAATTATATGAATCCACTATATACAATATGACTCAAAAATAATAAAGACACCTTCCCCAGCTGAAAGTGTCTCATGTGATGATTCTCTAGATGTATAAATAGTATATCCAATATTAGTGAAGGATAGGACTTATTATTGACCGATAAATGTATATGTTAAATATTTTTTAACAAAAGAATAGTTTGATAAAAAAATGTTATCTGATTCTATAGGTAGGTACTTATATATTGATTTTCATCTTTATAGATGTTAGTGTAAATATACACCGTTTCTTATTTATCTATGAACCAGTATCTGTAGAACGAATAGATTAATTTGAAAAAATCCCCTTTTGCACCTATATGCAAAAGGGGATTTTTATTTTTATGGGATTTTAAATTTAATTTTTAATCAATGCTCGTAATATAGGTTTTAAAATTTTACCGAATATGCGATATACATTGAAAATAAATCGAACAATCTTCATATAATAGTCCCCTTTAAAATAAGTAAATCATACCAATTTATAGAGTGTATGAGAAGTAATCCATTAAAGAAAAAGAGCTGAATAGAAATCCAGCTCTTTTGCCCCCTTTTTATTAGTGACGCCCCACCTTTGCCCCACTTTGTAGAAAAATATAGAAAACGTTTGGAAAAGTTAATGAGTAAAAACGCTGATATAACAAGGTATTTACAAGGATAAAAAACAAATAAAAAGGGGGGTATCTATTTTTAGGACAAGGGCAATAGAAGAAATAAAAAAAGTGCTAACAAGTTTGCAAACGAACTTGCTAACACATATAAGAAATAGCTAAAAAATATCGCTGATATGTCACCTTTAAATATAGACTTAATCATATAGAAAACACTAATACTGAATACTCATAAAATCATTCGTGATA